TCTCAAACATAGACTGAACCATCTTCTTGTATGGTATCTGATACAAGGATGACTTATCTTCATGATCGCCAGGCAAAAATCCTATCTCTCTAGTTGCAACAAGAGATCTAACGATATAGATTTTTTCATATGGTGAGTAATCATCTAGCACTTCTTTAAGTGCCTTGTACAGAGCAACAAAAGTCTTACCAGTTCCTGCTACACCATAGGCATAGATCATTTTACCTTCATCCCATTGCTCCCACATCACCTTTTGATTTTCAGTGAGTGGTTCGATAGGAAGCATGTAGTCTTGACTAATAGGTTTCCTGCGTTTCATTTGTTTCGCAGTCATGCCTTGACCTGGTGCTTTTGTTTTCTTTTTTACTGCCATATTAGTATCTGTATTTTTCAGTAATAGTTTTGTTGTTTACAAAATCTGCTTTGGGTAAGACTTTATGTTTCATAATGTCTGCCCAACCAGGATGTGTGGTTGCCATCTTGTCTCGCCACTCACCTACCTCACCCGCACTGGCACATCCTGCTTGCCAATCCTTATCCCAATCGGGATTGTCTTTTCTCCATTGATCATATTCTTTCATGGTCATAGAGAGTTCTTGTTTCTCTTTGGTTTTTAGATTTATAACTGGGTATGTTGGCATTAACTCCACTCCAATGCTGAAGAACAAATAGGGAACTGCTCAATGAATACACGTTTAGCATCTAATGCTATGTCCATGTGTTCTTTTTGAGTTCCATGTGCACTACGTAAATCTATGTAGTGAACCCAAGAACGTACGCTTCCCGTCATATAGATCTTGGTTGGTGTTGCTAACGGGAGAACAAATCTCGCACATTCCTTCGCAACACCCTCACGTATAAGTTCATTGTATAAGTCAATTCCCTCAGCGAAGTACGCTGCAATTTCTTTTTGAAGGAATGAAGTTTGTTTCTCTGGTATATCATCTATACTATTCTGTCTGTTTTTTAAATCTTGTCTTCGTAAATCTGGTACAGGTATCTCTCCCAACAAGTTTGTGTTTGCATAGCGTTGACTAAACTCTTGGAATGTAAATGATCTATGTCTTAAAACTTGAGCAGCTATACCTCTAGTTGTTTCTATCTCTAGAGTCATGTGTGCCTGTTCAAATACAGACCAGTGCTGATGTTTGATACAATATTTAAGTAGTCCTGCAACGTCAGGATTTTCCTGATTCTTTGGGTTGCTCACTCTCGCCACGTAACCCATGGTTTCCTCTGCCTTGGGTGTCACTGTCACCAGTTTTACTGTATTCATTATTAAAACCTTTTTTCTTTTGTAGTCTTTTTAATTTTAGTTTATGTTTTACTTCATTCAATTGTCTCTTCATGTAGTATAATTCTACATCAGAATACAACTCTTGTTTTTTAAGTGCAGATTTGATTAATTTGATTTGGTCTTTTAGTCTCATATTCTTTGAACGCTTCTCGTATTCCATGGGTAGTGTCATGTTGTAGCACCCAGTCGGTACAAAATTCGTAGATATTTTTTCCGAAACCAAATTCTTTTAATGATAAGATAGCATCCCTTCTTAGACGCATCATATCATCTGAGTAATCAATCTGGGTATCCATCGTCATCATCTCTCCCTTGTGTATATGTTGAGTTACCATTGACTGTGCTGTATGCATCAACGTCAGAGTATACTTCAGATTCTAACACATCTAACAAAGATTGCAAGCTCTTGACGATATTCTTTAACTTACCTCTATCCATATTTATATCAGTAGTATCAATAGTATACCATAAAAAAAGAGGGGTGTCTACCCCTCCTAAGTTTATCGTAGAATGTCTCTACATATGTGTTTGCATTCGTTTTGGTTTGTTTCGCACTCGACTAGACATTCATAGTAATCATCTAGTTTTTGATCATCTGAAGACCATTGGTGATTCCATCCATCTAGTTGGTTGCGAGATATTAAATTATGCATTTATCCTCCATAAACTATTCATAACAAAAGCGGATAATTCATCTCTGTTACCTCTGAATTCTACCACTATTTATTTTTTGAAGGGCAAATATTATAAAATCATTAACAAAAATAAATGCCTACGAGTAAATACTCATAGGCACAAACTGGTTGATTTAGTTGTCGTTTAACTGCAAGGTGATGCCTTGCTTTTAACCTTGAGTCCACGATACATTAGGTCGTGTCTCTCACGCTTATGTGATTCTTCAATCACCTTTGCGTTATACTCTTCAGTGTCATACTCGACACCACGGTAAGTGACTTTTGCCATTTGTTTTCTCCTTAGTAGTAGGCGTTTTTAGTGCCGTTCCTTCAGTCAACATTTGCGTCCTCGTGAGGATGAACGATTCCGTTCCGTGTCGTCTTACTTGCGTCCTGACCATACAGGATGAACGTGTTAGTATTCTAACATTAATTATTTAGATTTGTCAAACGGTTACAACCGATACATTTTGAACTCTTAATAAAATCTTAATTTCCAGAGAGATAGAAGTCCTCTCCTCCTGCCCTGCAGATCCTTTTCACTGTAGAGTCATAAACTGGTTGTGGTTCTGCAGTATTTAATCCTTTAGCAAAATCAAATGCTTCTTTGAATCTACGAAACTTAAACACATCATCATAGGTATGTGCAGATACAAGGACGCCATCGCTTCTTTGATATCTCATGGTCTTCCACTCAGTAGGTTCGTCTAACCTTCTGTAGAATATTACCCACATGCCTGTTGGATATGATTTCTCTGATTCAGCAATCATTTTCTTTTCTTGGGAGTTGGTTTCTCTTTTAATTCGTTTGGATCTCTCCATAGTTTAGGAGATACTTTACCCTCTGACTGTACTATTGCCAGAACTTTTTTATACTTGTCATAGTAATAGTCAAATATATCTGACCGTTTATGACACATGGTAAGATCCCATCGAGACTCTTCGCCAACAACATACTGTACAAGGTATGCGTTGTATGGTAATTTTGCATTGTTCTCCTTTTTTGGATCACAATTTTCTTTTAGGATGTTCATTAACTCCATTAGCTTCGGTTACCCCACTCAATTGAGGGGAATGCTTCCTCTACACATTGTCTCGTAATTTTCCATCTCTTTCCTATCTTCTTGTCTTTCATCAGGCACAGCACCTCTGCCTCACCTTTATGAAGACCCTCTAATAGTTGAATGAATAGAGTCTCTCTTCTTGTTTGTGATACACTTGCACCACCTTTAAAGAATAGATATAGTTTTCGATACTCTTGAACGAGTCTCGTATGTTCAGTCTCTTCTGGTGCATCATTCTCTTTGTAAGGAACTGCTCCATCAGGGAGCATAGAGATTACACTCTCGTCAAAATTAGCGATCAGCACAGATCTCAATGCAGGGGTATTGTATTGCTGCAGAAGTTTTATTTTCTGTGCTTTTGTCTTTGCGTTGCTTACTTTTTGTAGCACCTCATTTAATAACAATTGCATGATTATTAGTATACCGTATTAATATTTATTAGTCCTCTAAATCCTCTTGATCTATAAACCTTACAGATAATAGTTCTTCATTGATCCATTGTCCTTGGTTGTTATACATCTCTGGGTGAAATGCTGCATCATGTTCTTCTATCTCCTTCGCATATAGGTGGTCGTGCTTTACTTCGTTAGCAGTCCATCCTGCTAATACCCCGATGCAAAGAAATATAAATGACGATGTGATCGAGATGTAGATGAGTAAAGTTTCAGTCATTGGTTCAACTCCGAACTAATTTTTTCTTCTGTTCCCACCTAAGTTCAAAGTTGAAGTAGACTTTTCTCTTTAGGAGGGTAAACACTTTGTTGATAAGTAACCCTTTACGGGTAGATTCCTTCGGTATCTTCCTCCTTAACATGAGTTCAACACCTTTATTTATTTTAAGTTCCTCCATCAACCTTTACTGGATGTCACTAAACCTTTCTTAAGAAATAATTTAGCAGTGTCTATGAGTCCACCTATGTACTCCTTGTCAATGATTACTACAGGAAAGGCACTTAGTTTACTACCAAATTCTTGTTTCAATCTAACTTGAGACTCTACGCTTAGTTCATTCCACTTTACCTCGGTGTATTCTACATCTGCTCTAGCAAATAATTCCTTTGTTCTAGCACACCAAATGCAACCTTCGTTTGTGTAGATCGTAATCTCCATAGTTTTTATTTTTATGTATAAAAAAAGAGGGTCGGTTAAGACCCTCAGTATATCATTATCTAAACTGTTTGTCAACCTATCCAATTGTAGGTGCAGTTAAAGCAACTGTAGAAGACTCAGCACATGCTAGGTCTAATGGGAAGTTGTGAGCATTACGCTCATGCATTACTTCCATACCTAAGTTTGCTCTGTTAAGAACGTCTGCCCATGTTGGTACAATCTTACCGTTTGCATCAACAACTGATTGGTTGAAGTTGAAACCGTTAAGGTTGAATGCCATTGTGCAGATACCCATGGATGTTAACCATACGCAGACTACAGGGAATACAGCAAGGAAGAAGTGTAAACTTCTTGAGTTGTTGAATGATGCATACTGGAAGATTAATCTACCGAAGTATCCATGAGCAGCAACGATGTTGTATGTCTCCTCTTCTTGTCCGAATTTGTAACCGTAGTTCTGTGATGTAAGACCTGTTGTCTCTCTGATTAGAGAAGATGTTACAAGTGAACCATGCATAGCAGAGAATAATGCTCCACCGAACATACCCGCTACTCCTGCCATGTGGAAAGGATGCATAAGGATATTGTGTTCTGCTTGGAATACGAACATGAAGTTAAATGTTCCTGAGATACCTAAAGGCATTCCGTCTGAGAAAGAACCCTGACCGAATGGGTATACTAGGAATACTGCGAATGCAGCAGATACTGGTGCAGAATATGCAACGCAGATCCATGGTCTCATACCTAGTCTGTATGATAGTTCCCACTGTCTTCCCATGTATGCTGAGATACCAATGAGGAAGTGGAAGATTACCAACTGGTAAGGACCACCATTATACAACCATTCGTCTACGGTTGCAGCTTCCCACATGGGGTAGAAGTGTAATCCAATTGCGTTGGATGATGGAACGACAGCACCAGAGATGATGTTGTTACCATATAAGAATGAACCAGCAACTGGTTCTCTGATTCCGTCGATATCGACTGGAGGTGCAGCGATGAATGCTACGATGAAACAAGCAGCAGCAGCAAGTAGGCAAGGGATCATTAGAACACCGAACCAACCTACGTAGATGCGATTGTTAGTTGAGGTTACCCAACCACAAAACTCGTCCCATCCAGATAGCAAACCACCACGCTTACGTGAAATAGTTGTCATTTGAAATGAGTGCGGTATATGTAGGGTAAGAAAAAGACATATTTATCCTCCCCAGTCTTGGTTAGCGGGAGCAAACATAAAGGTTAAGAAATGTAACCTTCAATGTATTTATTATAAAGTTTTGTTAAGAATTTGTCAACCCCTAAAAGATGGGTATTTATACCCATATTTTCTGAACGGATGCTTAGGTATTCTATGCTTCGGGTTTCTCTTTAAATCTGTTTTTAAATCTTTAAGGAATTTTAAATGCTTTTTTATATCAAAACTTGGATTGTCGTCATGCATTAAAAATTTTTTATTCTTCCAACATGTACTGCATCATAGTTAGATAGAACACCATTACCATCGTGATTCCACCAACTA